AAAACGTTCTGTTATATACCTAGCATTTATCTCATCAATGGTGAGTGCTGGTTGTTTAATATACATAATTATGTGGTTAGAAGCACTAAGAAAGGGATGGTTAGTATGAACAGAGAAGATGATGAGTGGGATTTATTAGACAAAAGATTGCGTGATCAAAACATAACACCAATAGCCACACCACAAAAACGTATAACAATATATGTTGATGACATTATAGAAACACAGTTGCAAGAACTAATAACTTATGAACGACCAACCGTATCAATAAATACAAACGTAATTGTTGGTCTAGAAAAAACACAAGAAAGAATAGAAGTAACTTTAATTATGACAGATGAGGGCTACAGAAATGATAATATATCAAAAGACTAATAACTGGTGTAAAGACAAAGAAATAACAAGCGGTGAAAAATTTCTTTTCATGTCGCAATACTATGCAACAAAAGAAGAAGCATTCGAGCTAAATACACCCGGCACACACATCTATAAAATAACAATACCAACTCTTGGCAGAGAAGAAATTGCTGCCATATTAAATGTAGAACATGTCAGCTATGAGCATTCGTTTCAAGCCGGTCAATACCATGAGATACATAACATAGAAAAAATATCACAACACAGGGAGTTAATCAAATGAAAAACTGGTCAGAAGATGCAACAAAACTATTCAAAGGTAAAGTTGTAGCCAAAATTGGTTACTTAAATAATATGGAACAAGAAGCAATGGGTTGGGGTTCAACGCCCTTCATCGAATTCACTGACGGTCATTCAATTGTTGCTAGTAGCGATGATGAAGGCAACAGTGGCGGTGCATTTTATACATCTATGCATGATATGATGATAATCCCTCAAGGTGGACAATAATGTATATGCATCCTTATACCAAAGATAATCGTGACGATGCAATAGAAATGGTAGAAGAAGGTCGAATAACAGCAGACCATCTTCTACTATGTTGTCTAAAATATATGTCAAATGATGATGTATATGACATGCTAGATTGTAACGAACTAACAGAGAGGTTCAATGATGAGCGGTAAAAAACGTGAAACCAAATCAATGCTAACAGGTAAAGAGCGTAAAAAATACACTGTCTGGGTTGGTGGCACAGAAGTAACTATGCATTTTATAACATACAGTCATGCAAAACGACTGCTAGAATCGTACACCAACGATGGTTATGATGATGTAATAATACAAACAGGGAGATAATATGACAAAAAAACTAATGATAGACGGGCAAGAAATATGGCAATGTGTAATATGTGAAGAACATTTCACAGGTTATGACAATAATCCAGACCCTGTAGCAGATACAGGTGGTTGTTGTAATAACTGCAACAACACAGTTGTAGTACCAGCAAGAATGAAAGAATTTATGCAAATGAACCATTTAGGCGTGTAATGCTATTTTATGGTTTCGTAACATTATGTGCATGGTTAGTAGCAACATCAATATTCATTCTCATAGCAAAAAACGAGAAAAGAAATAGATAAACAACAAGGAGCACCTGTAATTTAGGTGCTCTTACTTTTTGTCAAAACCCACACTCTAATAAGGGTGCTACCCTCATGTTAATAAGGGTATACTGTAATTAACTAAACGGAGGTGTAGTGCAAACAAAAACAATTAACCAAATTGCTGACATACTAGAATACAAAATAACTTCTAGAAACCACAACAACACACATGCAGCAATATTATTTCGTGATGCTCAATGTATCTATGAAGATTATCGTACTGTAAAAATAATCAACAGCACCTTCAACTATTTAATACAAAAATTTAAAATGGAAGAAGGATCAATCAAATTAACTAACACAAGTGCTTACATTGGCAATATTGCACTTGATATACTATACAGCGCAGGATTCGATTCTCGTACAAATAAAGCTTTAAGCGTAGGGGACTTCATTATTGACGTTTTAGTCGCTGAAAAGTACCTTATCTTAACTCGTGAGCCATTTTTTAGAATAGAAGAGGTGTTCACTGGCACAACTAAGAAAAAAATCAACTACAATCCTTATCGTCTAGAAATGGGACAAAACTTTTTTGAAATATCTACAAACCCTAGAGAAAGAATTGGTATATCTAATCATAAATATAATAAATGGCGCAATGGCAAACGTAGAACACTAGGCGTAGATGAAAAACTTGTNAAATCTAATGTTGATATNGACAAAAGTTATGACANCAAACCATTTATGCAATCAATAAATAGGTTAGAAAATGTACGCTGGAAAATAAACCATCAGGTTGCNGAAATAAGCTCACAACTAACACCNCAATTAATCAACACNGAAATAGAATTAATAAATCAAGATGGTATGCCANTAACTTTTGACACAATAGATATAAAACGTGAGCATATAAACAAACATTTACANGGCATGTTAATATACAGAGACGTAGACCTGTTTGAACCACACTTAGGCAACTCTAGCACTGTACCTAAACTAGAAAAAGAGATAGAAATACTTACAAATAGGCTAGAAAAACTTAAAAACACTGCAAAAATTGCAGAAACCACACTAAAACTTAACAAAATACAAGATATATACAATCTTGAGAACAGAAGATGGACAGATAAACAGTATTGTCTACGTAAACAGTCACAAGCCACAAGAAATAGAGCAATATTAGAGACTATTAATGGTAATGATACTGCACCGGGGTGGTTAGGCTATGAGTTTTACCAATCAATGTATCTTGATTACCGTGGTCGTATATATAACCGTGATCCATACTTTAGTTATCAATCTAATGACCTTGCACGTGGTCATTTTTTATTTGCTGAAGAAAAACCAGTTGACCAAAAAGGTGCTGAGTATACATTTATACATGCAGCAACATCTTTTAATCAAACTTATAAAATAAATGAATTAGAACATCAGAACTGGATAACATTGGATTACAAAACAGCACTAGAAACTGACGACTTAGTAGATATATCTGTTGACAAAATGGGTGTAACAGACAAACATAACTGGACTGTTGACCATATTGAACAGATACTAGACGTTGCAGAAGACCCAATTGCAACACAAAACTACTGGCTTAGTGCAGAAAAACCATGGGTATTTTTATCTTTATGTTTTGAAATTGGCGGTATTGTTGGCAGCGCCCTTACTAACGAAACTTACTATTCATCTATGCCAATCTCGATTGACGGAGTTAACAACGGTACGCAACATTTAGCAGCAATGTCTAGAGATGAAAAAGCTGGCAAGTTAGTAGGCTTATTACCAATGCAAATGCCTAAAGACTTTTATTTAGTAATGGGTAAAAAAATATTANAGCTAAATAAACACACACCTATTGGTAACAAAATGCAACACATACCAATGAAACTGATACGCAAAGGCATAAGTAAACGTGGCTCAATGACAAGAGCATACGATGCAGGTGCAAGAAAAATTGGCGAAATAATATACCAAGACTGTTACGATGCAGGCATAACATCTACATATAAAATTACAAGATCAGATTCTAAAGCATTAGGTAAAGATTTAGTACAAGCTTATGATTCTATATGTAACGGACCAGTAGAGATTAAAAAATATTTACAAGCACTGGTTGAACACAAACTAAAAGACATGAACATGAAGGACATATCATGGAATACACCGAGTGGTTTCCCGGTACTCACTCAAAAATGGGTAGCACGTAAAAAAGTATACCAAGGATATATACAAACAAAAAAAATAAGTCATGTATATTTAGATGTAACAGATAAACCTGCACTAGCTGAACATCTATCAGCTATTGGTGCTAATTGGGTACACTCATATGATGCAAGCCACATGTCATTAGTAATAAACAAATTAGATTTACCAAGCTTTGGTGCAATACACGACAGCTTTAGTGTACACGCTAGTGACGTTGAAGAATTAATATACGTAACTAAAAGTGAGTTTATAAAAATGTATGCTAAAGATATCTTTGCCAACATGCGTGAAGAAATAATATGGAATGATGAAACGTTTAATAACAAGACACCTACAGTAGGCAAATTAATACTGGAAGATATATACGGGTCAGATTTTTTCTTTTGTTAGGAGGTAATATGAAATATATGAGACATGTAAAAATAAATAAAAAACATATTCAACAAGCAAGAAAAATGTCCGATGCAATGGGACAGTTAAACAATTCGATTACAAAAGGACAAGGAAATATAATTGGATTTTTAGGAGAAATTATTGTTGCAGAATATTTAAATATAATTTTAAACAATACTTATGATTATGATTTAGTATACAAAAATAAAAAGATAGATGTTAAAAGTAAACGAGTAACAACCCCACCTAAATCTTATTATGAATGTTCAATAGCAGCATTAAACACAAAACAAAAATGTGATTTATATGTATTCACTAGAATAAAAAATGATCTATCAACAGGATGGATATTAGGTTACTTAGAAAAAAATAAATATTTAAATGACTCTAAGTTTTTAAAAAAAGATGAGATAGATTTAGACAATAACTGGAAAGTAATTACAGACTGTTATAATCTACCTATAAATAAACTAAAAGATGTAAAGGAATTACAATGACACTACAAGAAAAAGCTATAGCTGCAAGCAATAAAAGAAATGAATTGGCAGCTGAATGTAACACTAAATGGATGCCACTTAAATCAGAAGAAGAAGATATAATTAATCAACCAAGTCATTACACACAAGGCAATATAGAAGTGATAGATTTTATATTAGATCAAAAAATGGACTACCTAACTGGTACAGTACAAAAGTATATTGCACGCTGGAGATTTAAAGGAGGTGTATGTGACTTAAAAAAAGCCAGATGGTTTTTAGATATATTAATTAAACAAGAAGAAAAATCTCGGGATACCCCTTAAAGGAAAAGTAAGAACAAATTTATGTTGCACTATGTGGTAGTTGTGTAACAGAAAACAACGCCATGCACTCTGAAACTACCACACCTCCTTCAGAATGTATGGCTCTTTTTTTTAAGGAANGGACCCCTTCAGGGTCTTTAAAAAGAAAACAAAAAGACTANNTAATAGTCTTTTAATGGAGTCAAGTGTAAGGCTTGACATTTTATAACAAGTAATAAGGAGAATCTAAATGATTCTAAACAATGTAAAAGTAAAATGGGCTAGGGTTGGTAGCAATCCTTCTCAAAAGTATGCTTCTGAAGATACAGAATGGACAGTAGACTGTCATGTAACTGCAGAGCAATCTAAAGAATGGGTAACAAAAGGATTTGCACAGAAAGAACGCTTTGATCCTGAAGATGGTACACCATT